GGTCTCGGCATTCCTGCTGAACCGCTCTTCCGATCTTCACGGGGCGGCTTTTTTTACTTGTAACCCGCAACGATTGACAATATCGCTGGTGATTTCTTCACAGGAGCGATTGTCTTTTTCGCTCACATCTATAATTTCAATATATCGCTTATCAATTGAAACGCCCGCACATCGCTCGCATATTGCTTTAAGCAGGTCAGCAGCATAAATTCGATATGCTTTTTCTTCTGCATCCTGCTTATACCGCGCTACACAGTATGACAGAAATGGCTTTACTCTTTGGCTTCCCCGATATTCTCCTGCACAGAGCCGGACGGCGTTTCTGCCGTCTCGGTCTGCGCAGATGTAAAAAGGTCTGTAAAGGCCTCGTCCGTCATAAGCTCAGTAACATCAACCAACAACTTGGCAAGCGTCAGCCCGGCGGCATATTTTTTTGCAGGCACGCCTTCCACAGCCGCCAAAATTGCGATCAGATCTTTCTTGTGCCCACGCAAAAGCAGCGGAGCAGATTTCTTAACCCTTGCCAATACAAAGTCCTTTGCATTTACGCCATCCGGGAGCTTCTGACGCTGAAACAACGCTGCGGCTACTTTGTCCTCGGCTATGTTGGCAATAGGATCGATAATGTCTGCGATAACATCAAACACTCGCTCCCCCTTAATTTTTGACAGTTTCATGGTGTTACGCCTCCGCCGTACCGGCCTTGATGTAGATCTCAAATGGCACAGTGTCCTGTGCGCTCATGGAGTAGTGGGCCGTATACTCAAACGCGAACTGCCCCTTCGCCTTGTCGCTAGTCTTCAGCTGGAAGCCGCCGGTAGACAGTGCGTTCATCAGGTGGATGGCGATGAAGCCGCCATTTTTATCTCCGTTCTTGTCGGAGTAGTCGCCCACCAGCCAGATGTCGGCAAAGTCAACGTCCGACAGATCGTTCCGAGGCGTGACCTTCCCATCGCTGGTACCCACATCGGCAGCACCGCAAAGGCTCTTTGCAATCTTGGTGTCTGCGTTAATGAACGTACCCGCAATCTTCGCCTCCCAGGAATCCACCCGTTTCAGTTCCTTCATGTTCTTGGGGCAGTTGTCGATGTCCTCTCCATAGTCCTTATAGGTGGGCGTTGCGGTAAAGCTAATGCCGCCGGTCGTCGCGCCAATCTGCCCCGATTCCCCGATGGTGCCGGTGGCCGGGGTAAAATCGGTAGTCAGAATACCGGCGTTTATCTGGAGCTTCTGAAATGCATCAGAGGGAATTTTTGTGAATTTCATATTTTCTTCCTTTCATCAGTTTTGCGATAGGTATTCCACCGTGATGTTGAGATACCTTCGCTTGATGTTTTTATCGCTTTCGTCTGCGATGTTCTGACACCACGGGGAGCCACGCTTGATCCACATTGCTCCGCCGTCATAGGCGACCATACAGCCACCCATGCCGATTGCTTCGCTGATTTCTTGTGCCTTTGCGTTGGGCATCGCTTCGCTCTCGGTGTAATACCAGAGGTTGACCGTCAGCGCGGTCTCGCCGCTCTCCCATGATCCTGTGATAAGCTCATAGGTCAGCCACGGGAAGGTCGCATCCTCCGGCACATTCGAGGTCGGATACGACGGGAGGAATTGGGAAAACCACGCATGGAGTGCCTTGTCCTTTGTCATTTCGGCAGCTCCTTTCGCTCCGCGGTGAAGAATTTCAGTGCTCGGACGGTCGCCCCCGCAGACCTTGGCGCAGCTTTTTCCTCGGGATTCGAGGTCACACGATAGGTAATCCCCGTTTCCGTATCGCGGAAATAATCGTTGTACTCGATGGGAACGCTCTGATTGACCAGCGCGGAATATACCGAGGTAACGCCGTCCTTTTCCGCTTTTCGCGCCTCCATCGATGTGTCAAGAGACTGGTAATTGAGGAACTCCGCGCCCTCTTCCCACGCAGTGATGTAGCCTCCCGCACCGTCAGGCGTGCGCTTTTTCTCCATCAAAATGCACTTGTGGGCAAAATCGTCCAGTAAACTCACGGTTCCACCCCCTTGAGCTTGCGCCAGTCATTTAACCGGCCTTTAAAAGCGCCCTGCCAGCCCGTCCCGGCGCTCGTGTCGGCATTTCCGCCGCTTGCCTTTGTGTAACTGTACCCGCCGAAGCTTTCGCTCGTGTACGGGCTTAAAACGGCTTCACCGTTCTTTTCTTCCCACGCGGCGATATCTTCGGCAAGCAAAACCACAGCCTTCGGAACAGCCAACACCCACACCGTTCCGGTAAAGGTTTCATCCGTAAGGTCAGCCGCCGGATATTGATGCAGACCGTCATTAAACACAGAGCCGCAGATGCGGAAATATTGATTGGTCAGGAGAAAGGGCAGAGCAATGCTGCCGTTCTCCACGGCGAACGTGCCCTCGTGAATCTCCACAAGGAACCAGTTGTTCAAGTGCCGTAAGACTTGTTCAAGCATTACGCTGCCCCCCTATTTAGCCCGCGCCGGCCACAGAAACGGTAGCCACGGCAATGCCGTCCAGATACTCAGCCCACAGCTTCATGCCCATGATGGCGTACATATCGCCCGTGGCGCGGCTGTAATCGCCGTCAACATGGACGCCGATCAGGTTGGTCTCGCCCTTCACGGTGTAATTCAGCCCCAGCTTGGCAAAGTCGCTGTCGCTCGGGTCTACATAGTACAGGTCGATGTTCTCCACGGGCAGAGCGATCACCTTCTTGGAGGCGATGTACTTCTCGGGCAGCAGGAACAGGGTGCGGTAGCCCATGAAGTTCTCCACGTAGTTGATGCCGAACATCGTCTGCACGGTGATCTCCTTGTCACCCAGGTAATCGTAAGCGTCGATGATGTTGGCGAAGCCCACCACCTCGGTCACGTCCTTGTCGAGACCGGCAAACTTGTCCAGCACCTTGCCCTTTGCCATAGCCAGAGCACGCTGCCACGTCTTCTCGGTCACCTTCAAAGTGCCGGTACCGAGGAAGGTATAGAAGTCGGTCAGGACCTTGTTCTGCAGGGCCACGAGGAAAGCCTCGTCGGTCTTCTCCACGGCAACGTCAGCGCCGTACTTCGCCACGCTCTCGATCGTCACGCTCTTAGCATACTTGGAAATGTCGATGTCGCCATAGGCAACAGGCGCCACCTTCATCTTGGTGAAGGGGATCTCGTCACCCTCTGCCACGGTGCCGCCCTTGAGGCCACCGTCCACGCTGGCCTTGTAGGAAACCAGCTTCGTGCCGGGGGCCTTGCGAATGGGACGCATAATGCCCATGATGTTACGCAGTGCGTCCCAGTTATCGGAGAAGCGGGAAACGAAATCCACCTCACGGGCGGAAGTGGTAAACTGTGCAGAAGTTGTTACGTTAGTTTTCGCAGCCATAAATAGCTCCTTTCAAAAAATCAGTTATTTTCGCTTGCCATCAGATCGGCAAGCGCTTTCTGGCGCTCCGCCGTAGACATCACATAGCGGCCTTTATCGTCCTTCTTGTAGATGTCCTCTCGGGATTTTGCGCCGCCGGTGTTTGCCGGGGGGTTGGCGGGATTCGCTCCGTGCGTCTGTGTGGTGGAGACAAGCCCCTTGTAGGTGCCGTCTACGAGCGCATCAAGGCTCTTGGTGTCCTTGATCTTGTCGCCGTCCATCTCCAATGCGGCCATTTCTTCGCCACAGCCGCGCATCGCAAGGTCCAAATTCGCGCCGGTGATGTTTTTGCTCTCAAAGTAAGCACGCACGGCCTTTTCCTTTGCCGCCTTGCTTTCCTTTGCCGTGATGTCGGTCTTAAAGGCTTCAAAGGCCGAGTGTTCCTTCTCGTACTTCTCCTTGTAACCGCCGTCACCCGCTGCCTTGAGGTCGTCCAACTGCTTCTGAACGCCGGGCAGCTTCTCCGCATCGGCCTTGTAGCGGGTCACATCCGCCTTTAGGCCGTCCACGGTGTCGGTATGCGCCTCGATGATGGTATCAACCTGCTCATCGGTAAGCCCCATACCCTTCAAAAGTTTTCGTGTAAGTGCCATGACACTATCTCCTTTTCTTCGGTTCCGTTCCTTCGGAAACGATAGTTTTATAAAAACCGCTGTCCTTTGCGGTAATTAACAAAAAGAGCCAACTGCATACAATTTGTAAGCAATTAGCTCCTATTTCAGTTCGTCCTCCAATATCTTCCGGTATTGGATGGCATGGTCGGCGGCAGCAGGTTTCAAAAACGGCTGTGCCTTGTTGCCACGCGTGTAATGCCAATTTCCCTTTGCGTCCTGATACACCCACGGTGTAGGCCGTCCGCCGCCACCTTCGGCGTAAATGCCGGTTCCTAATTCCACATACGCACCGTACTCAGAATCTGTTCCGATGATTGCCGCCGGTTCCTGCTCGTCTACCACATGAGTAATGCTGTTGCGCAGATTTCCGGTATCCACGGGGCACAGCTTTTTCGAATATCCCTCTGCCACCAGCCCGCATTTTTCAAGCCCGCGCAGCAGCGCCGCTTTGATGGCAGCAGAGACTTCTTTGCTGTTGTCGGTGATTTCAACGCTCATCACAAAATACCTCTTGACTTTTTTACGGGGATTGCATATACTGACAGTGAGGAAACTTATGTTTCCGTTTTATCGAGGTAATCCTCCGCCCGTTCTGGTGGGGGGTTGCCTCATTTCTTATATCGCCGCACAAAGAGGACAGACCCGTTATGCAGCGCAATTATATCTGCATTAAACGATTTGCTTCTTGTTGCTCTCGCATCCAATACATCAATTAGTTTTTGCTTATCAATCCCATCGGCAACATCAAAAATCACCCCGCCTTGGTTCCCGTGTATCTGCTTTATCGCCTTGCGCAGAGCGCTATCTGCGGCTTTTTCTGTGGAAATCGACTTTATTTCCCATTGCTTCCCTTTCCACAGCATGTCTGGCATTTTCATACCTGGCGTCTGCGATTCTTTCAATAGCACAATTTTCCCACCGAACAGCTCTCTAATTTGATTTGCAACATTTATTTCTTCTTTGTGGTTTTTGGAGCGGTACCCGTTCTCGTATCGCACCTTACCCATGCGGGGCTTGGCGGAATCTATGTATTTCTTCGTAACATCCTTTGCAGATTTTTCGATCCCCATGTGATATGGGGATAACTGTTTGCCGCTGTATCCCTGCTTCGATGCTTCCCACTGCGCATATGTCATGTCAGATATAAGCCCGTCGCGTGTCCTACGCAGCCCGTCTGATGTATCTACCCCATCCACGGCGGCAATCAGCGTACAGCGGCAGTTATATATCTCCCACGGTGGTCCTTGTGGGTCGCCGGGAAAACGACAACCGTTAGAAAACTTCTTGTCCTGCGCCACTTGTTCGCCGTCAAGCATGGCATGAGAGTGGCGTGTACGCGCGTCCAGCGTAGCCAACCATTCTTTTTTGAGCTTTATCCCCATCTTCTCCGCCGCTGCGTAGCTGTCCATGCGTCCGGCATTCTGTGCGCCGGTCACGGCTGTACGGGCGGTGCGGATGGCGGAATCGCGGCTCATGGTGGTAATGCGCTTTTGCAAATCATCCGCCATGTGCTTGATGCTCTTTCCCTGCAAGATGGAGCTGGTGACGCTTGCCGTGATTTGCTTCTTGCCATACGCGAGGTCGATACCGCGTTTCAGTGCCCTGTCCTTTGGGTAGTACGGCATTAAGTCCGGCTGCTCTACCATAAGCCGCTTTACCATCTGCTCGTCCCACAGGTCAAAGCCGATATTTCCGGTGACACGTTCAATGGTGTAAGCCGCATAATTGCGGTTCAGGCTGTAAATACCCGGCGTCGCATCGTTGGTATAGGAAACCGCCACAGCGTTTGCGTCGGTCGCCCTCTGCGCTACCTTATCGCGCATGGCCTGATATCGTTCCCCGCGTCCGATCTGGTTCAGCCGCCATTGATTATAATCGGCCTCCGTCCATTCCTTGCCGTTCTGCACAGTTCCGATCAGCGCCTTCATTTCCTCGTCGCGCTTTTTGAATTGATCAAAGTATGCGTCTATGGTAGCTTGCAGCTCTTCCCCAGCCTCACGGTACAACTTCGCAATGCGCCGTTCCAGCTTTGCAAGTTCCTTGTCGGTCAGCTTGTGTCCGAGGTCACTGTTCGCCATCGCCGTTCACCTCCGGCGCATCCGGTTCCGCAAAGCTCCGGTCAATCTCTTCTGCAGCCTTCCGCTTTGCCATGTCCTCGTACTGGTCAATGTCGCCGTTGATGGTCAGCAGCTTCTTCGTGATGTATTCGTCATCGTAATACGCCGCACCCAGAAGAATGTTCTGCGTTTCCTCGCTCTTGTTGATGATCTGATTGCGCGTATAACTCGGCTGGTCCTCAATGCCTGCCAGACGCAGGATCTCAACAATAAACCGCGTGACCTCGGATTCAAACTTATCCGTTTTCAAATCCAGAGGCACATAGCTGGCCTTGATCGCGGTCGCCGTCTGGTTGCCGGCAGATACTGCCGCCGCGTCAAAGCACTGGAAATCCTCGTACAGCTTTTTTTTGAGCATATCAATGGTGCTACTTGTGCCCTCATACGGTGCCTCGATGGTCTTGCTCTCCACCTTCGCGCCATCGTCGCCGTCGGCGTGGGCGACATGGGTGGTTTTCAAGCGCTCCACAAACTTTGCGTCGTCAAGGTCATCCATGCCGTTGCAGTTGGACAGCACCCAGTAGATCAAATTGCCCTCGTCCACGTTGTTTACCATGTTAGAGGACGCAAGGTCGAGCGCGTCAATGGTGTTGCGCTTGCCGACGATCTCGGACAGACACCTCTTATTGTTCTTCAGCGGCACGATTGGGAAACTCGGATAATTCCCGCCGTCGTAAATCTCTGTTTCGCCGACTTCCGCCTTGCGCTCGATCAGCTTATAGCTGCGCTTTGGCTGCATGACGGTCATATCCTCGCCGCTGGGCTGGAAATACTCGGTAAATCCGTCGATCTCATACAGCGTTGCTCTCAAGGGCTTATCCGGTGCCACTTGCCAGAACCGGATACCGGCTTTCATCGCGCCGTCTTCTTCATCATAGAGGGGGACGAACTCAAGCATGGAGAACACACGCAAATGCGTCAAATCCCAGAAACCGAAGGACACGCCCGCAATTTTCGCCTCACGCGCTGCATCCATGACTTCCTGATCGAAGTCCGGGCATAGCTTGTTCGGCGTTTCCTTCTCCGCAAAGGTTACGCCGTTACCCAGCAGATACGAAACCTCCTGATCCACCGCCAGGCCAAAAAACCGGCTGGCCAGCTTGTGGTTCGCCGTCCACATATCCGTGTGGGCACGGCCCTGCATATCGTAGATGATCTTTTCGTAGCGGTTAATGGTCGGATTCAGGCCGTTGTAATATTCCTCAGCATCCGCCGCCGTCTTATATGCGTGGGATTCGCGATGCTCGTTGATCGCGCTGCGGATAAACTCCATCCGCGCCTGGTCACTTTCTCCGACCGCAACAAGGTCATTGTAAGTTTTGATAGTCTCTCACTCCTATCTGCTCCAAATGGGGACATAATCGCGTTTATACGCCTTATTCTTCAAGATTGTATAGGAAAAATAGCGCGTCTCGTCCATCGCGTGGTCATTTTCCTTGATTGGCCTGTCATCGGTGGATTTTTCGTCCCACCGATACAGTCCGAACTCTCGAATGCAGGCTTTGCAATCTCGGTGTATCTTGATTATGCCGTCCTGCAAAAACCGCGCCGTAGTCATAATGCCGTTTGTCACATCGTTGTTGGCCTTTCGCACCATATAACCACGCCGCCGCAAAACCTCGATAAACGAGGCGGCAGACGGGTCAACGATGATGCTTTTGACATCCGCCTCGCCGATGAGCTTTTTAATTTCGTCGGCGTATTCCTCGTCCGTCTTGTTCTTCTGGTTCTCGCGCCCGGAATAGTAATACTCGCGGATGCGCGTGGCTGTCTTGCCGTCCCAACACCACAGTCCTGCGGAAAACGGGTTAAGTGTTCCATAGTCGCAGGACACATAGTATTCTCCGTTTTCCGGTAGCTTGTCCACAATGCAGCTATCGCCAAACATGGGATAGATCAGCCCCTCGGCCACTACCCACAATCCGCGAATGTATCGATCGTAGAACACGCCGCTATACATGGCCTTTGTCCTCTCGATCATCTGCGGTGTGAGAATTGGGTTGTCTTCCAGCAGGAAGTGAATGTGCTGCGTATTCTCCCGTTCGTTTTCAATCCACTCTTTGTAAAACCAATGCTGCGGCGATTCGGGGTTACAGTTAAAAAAATACTTCGGATGCTCAAATGAAATCGCACGGGAAAGCGCTTGCTCTACAAACGAACGCGGCATAAGCGCCACTTCATCGAATAGGACCCCAGCAAGCGTGATGCCTTGTATGAGCATATACGAGCTTTCATCCTTGCCGCCGAATAGGTAAAACCAATTTTTCCTATCCCCACACCGAACGGTTAAAATTCTCGTGGAAACCTTGTAATGCATGGACAGCGCAACACCCAGTCCGTCAATTTCCATCAACGGTTTTAAGATATTTCGCTCTGCCGCCTGCACCGTCTTCCCGCAAATAGCGAAATTCGTGTGGTCGTAGTTCTGCATCGCCCACAGCACAAACGCCATCGACATGACCGTCGTCTTTCCGGAACGGACGGAGCCGTCGCAGATCAGCGCCATATCATCGGAGCCGATAAACTCCATTATTTTGCGCTGCTTTGCGGATAGCGTTTTAATTTGCATTGTTCTCGCCCTTTAACGCAGTAAGCAAAGCTGCCAACGCCGCAGGATCGCCGCTTTTTTCGTTCTCGGAGTTCCACCCAAAATTGCAGCCAAGCGAGAATTTCGCGCCGTTCGCACCGTCTTTGTCATAGAGCCGAGATTCGGCGTATTCTTCACATCTGGACTTCGCGCGCGTAACCGTGTCCGCAAACTCTGGTCTTGCTTGATAATCCAGCAGTGCTTGTCTCCCTGTGAATCCAAGCGCCAATGCAAGCCCTGTGATTGTCGGGGGCTTTGCATTGATGATAATCGGCACCCCGTACTTATCTCGCACGGCACAGCCGTCATCTCCGATAAACGGTTCGCCTTCGCACTTTTTGAAGTAAACGTCAATGGCCTCCTGCATTGCCTTTACGCTTTTCCATTTTCTCGGCGCTCCGCCAGCCATACGCTCACTTCCAATCCAAATAATTTGTTTTTATTTCCCTGTATCTTTAACACCGTAGCAATACTCATACCACATCAACGGCGTTTCTTTTTGCTGTTCTGCGTAGAGTGTGTCAAACATCTTCGCAATATCTTCAATAGCGGCGCCATACTCTTTGTGCAAATGGGTTTTGAATTTCGTAATGAGCCGCATATTGATTTTCATGATCCTATCTATTTCTTCGGCGGAATACGTTATCTTGTTGATAATGTCCTTGTGGTCGTCGTTCATTCTCCGTCTCCCTCTTGCATCTCTCGATCTACGGACACCAGGCTCTGGAAGCAATGAAAGTTGTCACAATACCCACAGGTGGCGGCAATGTCATGATGCTCTTTGTCCTTGTGCAGTTTGCAGCCAACAGGCCCAGTAGTTACACGCTTACCGTCAACTACTACTGTACCGTGTTTGACGTGGGTGCAGAAGTCACAGCATGGTGTGCAGTCTTTACCGCAGAGAATCATTTGCCGTCCTCCAAAATCCCGCTGATTGTGTCAGCATTCGCCTTGATGATATCCATCACGATGTCGGACTGGATATTGTGCGCAAAAACGGCCTTGTCCGCCGCGTCTGCATTATAATAGCCGGTGAACACCGTGCCGTCTGCTTTTGTCGCTGCAAAGCAAATACAACAAGGGTCAATCCCTGCGATAGTTGCTATGCTTTCTTCAAGCCATTTGGCGTATGGCTGCCTTGTAATATCGTCCACGCCATCCTCCTGTTTTGCTACCAGCCACCACCCCTTGGCTACAGTAACAGTCTTTCCCCGCCCATGCGGCCTTCTAGAAGCTCTCAAACATGGGTTACACAGTTATTTCGGTGCCACACCGCGCCGCGCCTTTTCATCAGCCGCACACTGTTTTTGCGGATTAACTGTCCGCCGCTGTGGCCACAGCTTGTGTGTACTTAATTTCTCGCGCTTCCTCGCCCGCTTGTGTGGTTGGTGCGGCATTGCAGTCCTGCCCTGCTTTAGCGCTTCAGGGAAAGTCCCCGTCACTCGCTGTGGTCTCCCCTTACGGGGCACCTATGCCGCATATTGGTCGTCTTCCCGCTTAGATTGTCACACGCTACCGGCAACTACGCTCCGAAAAGTCGTAGCCCCTATTCCGTCAGGTCAAACCGGTCTTGACGCATCAAGACAAGCGCAGTTTTCAGCGAGCATTGTCATTTCCATGTGAGCCATGACGACAACGGTCTCACATTGTCCGGGCGCTACCCGGCCACTGGCAGGGACGGTTGGGAATCGAACCCACCCAAGCGGTTTTGGAGACCGCCTCGCCAGCCTTGGAACATTCGCCCCTATATCCCGCGTTTGCGTACCCGCCGGAGCGGGTACGTGTTCTAAGTAACGCTCGATTCAACGCGGGCAAATCGAACGGCCCTTCGCGGAGCCACGCCCTGCTGACGGGACACAACGCTCGCCAAGTATGGGCTTGCCGCAATATTGCCCCTGTACGCTGTCAGCTTTGGGATTTGGTGCAGGCGGCTGGACTCGAACCAGCGACACGATCTCGGGGAAAGATAAGCCCCGCTCTCTAACCATCTGAGTTACGCCTGCATATAACAACAGCCCATAGGTTTCCCTACAGGCTGTTTATACCGGTATGACCTTTCGGTGCCAGAAGGTGCGCCCAATACCGGCGGCGCATAAGATGGAGGAAACGGGTTGAGTGGAAAGACGGGTGGATGACTATGCCTTATCATCCACTGTACCTATTGTAGCACATCATTAGGTGGAATTTGTGCCAACTTTCTCTGCAAACCCACAATATATGGCTATGTCAAGCAAAAACTGCTCTTTTCTCCTGCTGAATGTCCGCTCGCTTATCCCAGGCACGATAATCTTGTTGCGGGAATACTTATGCTTGCCCTGACAGTTGCGCATGATCCCCTGTGTAAGCTGCTTTCGAACGCTCTCACTCTCCAAATCCCGCCCGCAACGGTCTATGGCGTATTCAACAGCCCGCATTTTCTTGGTTTCCGTCCAGTTCTCTATGGCGGCAAGCTGCTCCGCCTTGCTCTCGGCCGGTCTACCAATACCGGGGGAGCGGGGCATACCCTCTGTTGCACTGTTTCCGCCGCTCAGTATCTCGCTCCGTGCATCGTTGTACGCCTGTACCCGCCGTGGATAACCTCTGACATAGGCAATGCACTCAAGCCGCACATCATACGGCAATATCGCCTTTTTGCTCATTTGCCCTCCTTTACTCCGCGCTGTTTACCATCTTATATTCGCCCCGCAGGGCCTTTTCGATGTCCGCCATCTTGATATATCCGTTGTTTTTGGCCTCCACCAGCTCCACAAGGCACTGCTGTAAGTATTCCAGACTGCGGGTGTCGTACTCGTCCGCCGTCTCCTCCCGCACATGAAACCCGAGCTTGTCCAACAGCACGCAAGAAACATTGTCCATGCATTGTTTGGTGCCATCCAGACGGCCCAGTTCGTAGGCCTTGGCCGGATTATTTGGCACCGGTCTGCCGTTTACCCTTTTGAGCATCGCTATCACCCCTTTCCTCGTATTTGCATACGCCCGGTGTATCTGGCACTGGGCAATAATCCGCACACGCCGGGCAATCTGCGTTGACGCATATTTCGTCCTGCATCCATTTGCAGTCATCAAGCATCGCCGTCACCGTCCTCCAGATATTCGCACCACGGAAAACACACCACATCTGATAATAATGCGGGACATTCCAGCTCGTTAGGGCAAGTGCAAATTAACATTCCGCACCTTCCTTCCGTTCGCCGTAGGAGCAGAAGTCGTCAGGTTTAGGTGCATCTTCTGGGATAATCCGGATGGTTTGAAAGAGCCAGCAACCAAACCACTCCCCGTCGTTATTATCCGCAAACCACTTGCATTCCTTACACCGCACCACCGGCACAGCGTCCACGGTGGGCAGCAGCTCCGCATACTCCATCACAGACTCGATGCCATTGATGAAATGCGTGTTGGCGTGTTCTTTGTCACAACGGTTCGCCCGAATGGGGAACTCTTGCAGTTTGTCACCATCAATCAGCCTCATCGCTGTCACCTCCGTCCATCTTCGCCCCGCAGTTGGGGCAAAAACGATACGCTTCATAATATGCCTGAAAACGCCTACCACAGTTAGAGCATATGGCATTATCAAGCCTGCGCCCTTCAACAACATTCCACCGTCCATGTACCACCGAGGCAACATCGGCGGCAGGCTGTGCGTCTACCTCCCATATCACATCTTCAAGCAGCCCACACCCCTCTTCGTCATCAACATCTGCATGAGCGTCCCGCCAATTCTCTAAAATTTTGCGTAACGCTTCCCGATCAATGTATTCAGCCATTTTCAGCCCTCCTCACAGTAAAATCTGGAAATGTCATCCATACGCCAGCGAACCGTGTCCGAAATAGTGGAGTATAGGTATCCCCCTTCCATGTGTACGGACCGCACACCGTATACCTGCCGCGGATTCGTGAAATGCCCGAATTGCTTTTTCATGTGTTCCTCAATCTCTTCCTTGAAGATAATAGTCAGCTTCATTCCATCGCCTCCACATAGCACCAGCTCTGGGGCGGGCGTTCAAGCGTCCTCCCACACTCGACAAGATTGATGCTCCCGTCAGGGTTGTAGTCATATTTTTGATATGAGCAAGCAACCCTGCGCGATGGACACGATCCATCATCATTTTTATACTTGCACACAGGGAAAAACTTGCTCAGCTCCTTCGGCGTGTTGTAGATTTTCAGGTCAGTAATGTGCCAACCATAGAGAAACGGTGCTTTGGACCCATAAGCGTTGAGTTCTTCTTTTGAAACGCACGACGCGGATATGGCTCTGATTTCGACTTCAATATCGTCATTCCCCCATTCGTTGAGCGAGAGGTAACAATAATCGAAATTTTCAGGTATTCCCCGCTTACCAATTCCGTAAATGCGGTCACAGGTAAACTCGCCAATAACACGCCCTCCGAGCCTAAATGCCATGATGCCGTCCTTCTCCACCCAGCCCTGTGTTTCATAAATGTAGCACTTAAACGGCGTTTCCAGCTTCGGGCGGGTCTTTCGCACCTCAATCGTCTTTTCGCCGTTGACGATCTTCTCGCACCACTTCGGGCGGATGCTCAGCATGACAGCCTTACTCATTTCTTCATCGCCTCCAGTGCTTTCTCCGCCTCTTCGCGGGTAAGGAATACGGTCTTACCAAATCCGTTTAGCGCTACGCCATACTCCCGCCCTCTGGCGCCTATTGGCTCAAGGCCAATAAAGCCGATTTTATTGCCCATGCCAATCTGCTTGACCTCGCACTCGCTTATATGCTTATCCGTGTCCAGCAAGGCGAACACCCGCTGGCCCACCTTGCACGGCAGTACCACCAGCCGCCCGTCCCTGTCGGCCTTGACCAGCTGGCGGAACCTGTCCAGTGCCTCGCTGGCTTTCTGCTCACCGATCATGTCCTCCAAAAACACCCAATAGGCGTGGAACTCCTCCGGCGTAAGTCCCGTGTCCAAATATCCCCGCAACATCGGGCAGTGTGCAGCCGGTACCGCCGTGCAGAATCCCCCGACAGCAGTGCAGTTCCCGTTATCCTTATGGCGAAAATCGCAGCGAAGACAATTCACTGGTTTCATGTCACTCCACCTCCTGCAACGACTGCACAGCTATTGCTACTGCCTCTGACATCCCATCACTGGGAGACCACGCATATTTGTCGAACAAGGTAGAGTAGTCTGCATACAACTGCACTAACATAACAGCAGCTTCTTGTTTTGTCATTTCACTCCACCTCCTGCATCCAGAACTCGCGGCGGCATTCGGCACAGGACCCATAAGGACTTGCGCATCCCCCGTACGCATTCCTGTATTCGGAAGAAAAAAGCACGGGACACGAACTCAAAGTTCCCCCGTCGAGAACCAGCGCCTCCGGGTATTGCTCCAGAAACACGCTCTGCCGCGTCTTACGCGGATGTGCAGCAGACCATTCCTCTACTTCTTTTACAATGTCCTCGGCCGGTATTCCCTCAGCCAAAGTAGGCAAATGTTTCCCAGTAACCTTATACATTCTTCTGTGCTCTTCAATAAACTTCACAGCGTCCATATTGTCAACCTCCTATCTCATATGTCGTTTCCCGGCCTTTGCAAACCTCGCGCTCTGCCGCACATTCTGCTTCGGCGGCAAGAATCTGCACCCACAATATCCCGGCGGCAATCAACAACCCAAGCGCCGCGCCGCCCACCACGGCAAATATCCTTTTTCTGCTCATTTTCCTATCTCTCCTCCGCATACGATCCACTGCTCGTCCCTCGCTTCTCACCACTCAACCGTGATTTCGCAATCATCCGGCATAAGCAGGCGCAGATTTTGCAAAATGCTTTCTCGCTCTCCCCGGATGGTCAGCCGTGCGTGCAGCAGCTCCACTCTCCCCCCCTCCGTGGGTGGGGGGGAGAATTGGTTCTCGTCTGCCGTTTCCGCTGCTGTTGCTTCCGGTGCATGCCACTCTGCCAATTTTTCGCTCCATTTCTTCCGATTCCCGCATCCGTGCAAAAACGGAACTCCTATTTTTTCCGCCTCCCTCCGGATTCTTCCGGCAGAAGCATTCATCTCATCCACAAGGTAGGTAGCTGCGCCACCGAATCTCTGCATGTTGCGGAAATATTCAGCCTTCAAATCATCCGGCATCTGTACGAATTCATCCATCGGCATAGGCCGCGTGATGTTGTAGGTTTTCACCGCTCCGTTCATCTCCTTCCTCTGCGCCGCAGTGAGATAGTCACTGGGCAATCTGCATTTTCCACGCTTGCGGTTCACATGGGCATATGCCCCTCTTGCAACGCGCTTTTTCTGTGCGATGTCATAATCAAAATCATTCATAGGCAGTTATGTACACCTCCGTGCGCGGATTCTCTTTGTCGTACAGTACCCGGCTTCCGTCATGGCTAACGATAATGCCGCAGTGGTCGTCCAGCAGCACCCGCGCCTTGACCATCACATCGTCCACAGCTTCCAGCAGATTTGTTAAATCCACTCGCCGCCTGGTTGGCATATAAAACAGACATTTAACCTCCACGGGATAATCTATCGGCTCATGCACACCCGCCTTTTTGCAGTGCCATACAGCTTCCGCCTCGTAATCGATGTACTGCTGCGACGGCATGATAAACGATGCCCCCGTCTTGCTGCTGTGCATAATGCGCTGGCTGTTTTTCTTTGTAACCGGCGGCAGGGGTATGGTAAAATTTACGCTCATTTCAGTTTCCTGTTACCACCGTGTCAGCACCCTGCACCGTAACCCATCCATGCTTTATCCGCGCCTCTGCTTCCTTCATCTGAATCAGTTCTGGGGTGATGGATTCTGCAATAGTTTTGTTGGATTCTGCCTCTGCCTGTGCCTCAATAATTTTAACGGCAGCTTCGGATTCAGCTACAACGCGATTCGTCTCCGCCTGCGCTTCTGCTGTCTGCTTCGCAAGTTCAGCAATTTCCGCGTCCTGCTTTGCCTGCTCTTTTGCTCTGACTTTTTCCTGCAAGGCGGAATCCAGTTCCACATCAATCACCAACGCACTGGAAACATTGATTCCATATTCGGCGGTCAGGCGTTCATTCAGGTAATCGGTGATTGCCTTGTTTACATCCGGCTTTTTGTCAGCGTAAATGTCCATAACACTGAATCTGGGGGTAACTTCCTTCACATACGCGATGATGCTATTTCGTACACGGCTCTCCACAATGGTTTCTCCGTCCATTCCGTTGAACTTCTCGTACAGGCTCACCACGCGGTCAGGGATGAAGTTGTAGTTTACCGTCAGGTTAATTCCTACCATCCCGCCATTTGCGGGCGCGTCAATGTGCCAGTCTGCGTGCTCGTCCGTGTTATAATCGGCAGGGTCATCGGAAAACACAATCTGCTGCTGGCTGATAGGGAACTGCTTGATATGCTTCAGGGGAGACAGCCAATGCCAGCCCTGCGCCAGCGTGGTTTCCTCGACACCCTTCGATGAGTAAACAACACCGACATACCCAACCTTGATTCGCTCTAAGCAAACAATACAGTAAACTGCAACAACGACCGCCAACAATGCAGAAACAGAAATTGCGATAGCCTTTTTCATTACTTTTTACCTCCGAAAATGTTATAAATTATTGTGAATGATATACCAAAGACGATGATGAACAGTGTTACGATTTCCTTCATTACGCGCCGCCACCCATCTCCATCTGCCCATCCACCTGCATGGCCTTTGCAAGCCTGCTGCAGGTGTCCAGCTCGTCCAGTGCCCGCTTGCGGTACATTGCAAGCAAGGCTTGCTTTTCTTCCTCCGTTTCCGCCAGCTTGTACCCGCCGTCTTTCAGCGCAACGATGGGTACACCCTGCCGCCGCTGCTCCCGTATCATCCGGCGGTTTGCTCTGTCCGGCATCCCAGTCAATGCTTCAAGGTTTTGCCGTGTGTATGTAATGCCGGGAATCATGCGTAATGTGGCCATGTCAATCCTCCAATCCGCCCAATTGATCCGCCATAGCTTTGGCGATGCCGGGGTTAAGCAAAAGCGCTTTAATTTCGTGAAGAAGGTCTAAAGAGCCGCTAATTGCCGAGATTCCAACAATTTTGCTTCCACCACCGTCACTTCTTGCCCCTCAACAAACTTTGCAATGTCACGGCAGGAAATTCTCCCGAGCGCTGTTTCCGACCATTCGTGCCGTGTAGAATTTTCTATGGGCGGATTTTTTCCGATAAGCCACCAGTCAGGGCCATATCTCCGCTGGAGTTCAAAGTAATAGTAGTCGTCTGGATTGATCTCTACGTTGATAGTCTCAAACCAATCTAATGACGGCTGCGTATACGAAAACTTAAATGGCGCTTTAACAGACTGTGACATTCCACTCCCCCCCCTCACAAATGTCTACGATATGCTCGCACAGGTCTGCCGGTATAACTGACCGCTCCCGGCTCCCGGCGAGCCCCTGCGTGCCCGTCTTTGCCCCTCGCGGCGCGGCTACATGGCACGGGTCTCCATTGTGACACGGCGGCTTAAATCCGGGGTCCGGGTGATTCGTCCAGATATCGGTTGGTTTCATTCTGCTATCGCCGTATTGGCAATATGTAACGGTGTATCTGGGCAAGCCCTGCATCCACGTCATTTTGCGCATGCCCCCCCTCGGATTCTCGACGAACCAGTACATAGGAGATAGGGCTAATATCAGACGTAAAACATGCTGATCAACTGCATCGCAAAACTTGGCATACTCGCTCACCGGGTCCAAATTCCCTGTCTCGGGGTTTTTCCGCCTGTGGTGACTGATGGCCGCAATAGAAAATGTGGCGCAGTCCGGGCTTGCCCAAATGACGTCCGGGCGCCCAAAGCGTTCCAAGATATCCTGCGCTGTGACGGTCATGATATCCGCGTACCAATCGATATGGTCAAAGTCCTTATCCCACTCGATGGAATACACCTCGTGCCCTCGCCGCTCAAACGCCTTGCCGATGCTTCGCGTCCCCGCAAAAAGCTCTAAACACTTCATCTCAATACCTCACTCCAATGAAACATAACAATGTGGTCATTTCAGCCTCCAATTCTGCTTTTTCCCGATGTTCAGCATATAATCCCTCGCCCGCTGGTTGATTCTGCTGCCGATGGCTTCATCCCAGCTCAAAATGCGGTCAATGGTCAACTCCGTGGAGATGATTGTGATTGCATCCGGGTCAATGTACCGGGCATTCAGCAGGTCAAAGGAGATGTTTTTGTCGGCATCCGTAACGCTGCCCTTTAGAAAATCGTCGATATACAGCGCACGGACGGTTTTCAGCGGCTGCATGGCTTCGGCGTATGCTTCGGCATCGTTGGTCTTTGCTTTGATTGCCGGAATATCTCCACGCCATTGCACATACCGCACAGGGATCCCGCCGTCCATCAGCTTGGAGCAAATCGCCGTACACAGGTGCGTTTTCCCAGTACCGGGAGAGCCACCGATGAAAAACCACTTGCCTTTCCAGTCGGTCAAATACCTCTCCGCCGCTTGCTTTGCGGCCTGTTGCCAATACTCCTGAGTTTGGAACGACTCAAAGGTGCAGCTATCCAGCAGTCCCAGAAGCCCGGAACGCTCCATGCGGAGCCTATTTCGGCGGATGATCTCGCATTTGCAGGTTCTGCTCACCAGTTCGCCGCTTTCCGTGCGCCGAACGGTGTAGCCCAACCCGCCGCAAATGTCACAGCCATGTTCCGACATGGTACTCCTCCTTCGTTTGTTGCGCTCCGGCCCCCGTCAGCACATCATCCCACCGGCCTTGATTCAGCCACGTGGCTGGGTTTGGGATGTATTGACCGTTATCCTTGCGCCACTGTTCGCTGTTTTTCTGACTGTTGACGGCATCGATAAGCGTTTTAACCGGCACAGAAACCTTGGAAAATGCTTTCTTTGCGGCCTGCTTTCCGACTTTCCGGGGATATGCCGCCCAAAACGATTCAAACGGCGACGCGCTATTGTCTTTGTCTTTGTCTTTGTCTTTGTCTTGTGTCTTATGTCTTATGTTAGGCATTTTGCTTTCGTTAGCTTTATTTTGCTTTAAGTCGCTTTCGTTAGCTTTATTGCCCCTGCCGCCCTTCTTCCCGTTCTCGGAGTAAGAGGCAGATTTTTTATTGTCTCGGTCTATCGTGGTCCGGAATACTGGAAACAGAATACCCTCTCGCCCGTCGAGTTTTGGCTCAAGCCCTGACCGCGCATATTCCAGTATGGCGATAAATAGTCTCCCTCGCTCGGCATCTGACAAGGCGGCTGTTTGCTCTATCCAGTCAAAATAGGCTTTGACATAGCAAATATTCATTTTTACTCCCTCTTGTGTGCATCCATGTGGCAGTCCTTACAAAGCGTAACTCCATTCTCTACGGAAAACCTACATTCCTTGTTTTTCGCCCACGGCATCAAATGATGTGCGTTTAATTCTCCTCCTCGCTTTCCACAAACTTGGCAAGTATATTTATCTCTCGAAAACACAGCCTTTCTCCACGCCGCATACTTCGGGCTTCCGCGCTCTCTTTGATTCTGTGGGGTTATGCCGCCTTTCCAGTTCGGGTGGTTTTCTCCAGATCGGTACTTTGGTCTATCCCTGTCTATCTGCGCCCGCATCATCGGGAATAAAAACCGTTCGTTCCCGCCGAGCTGCGGGGCTTCGCCCGTCCTTGCATAAACCAACAAGGAAGTGAAAAGCCGCCCCCTCTCTGCGTCACCGAGCGGTTCTATCGCATCTAAGTAATCGATGAACAGCTTGATGTATGTCATATCCGCCATGCACTTACTCATTGCGCGGAAGTAGGCAAATACCGATTCCGTGATCCGTAAAAATGCTGGCTAACAGCCCTGCATCCTCCTCCGAAAGATCATCAATTCGTAAGACATTGTTAGTAAGAGAATCGGAAAGTGCGTCTCGGATGCTGTCGGCATCGTGGATAATCGCGTCAAATGTCATCCCTCGTCACCTCCAATTAGAACGGCAAATCGCCGTCATCCTCGGAAATCTCCTCGAATGTCTGTGCGGGCTTCTGTGGTGCGCTGTCCTTGCTGCCGCAGAAATGTACCCGGTCCGCCGTCAGCTCCACCACCGTGCGCTTGTTGCCGCTGTTATCCTCGTATTCCCGGCTGGAAAGTTTGCCCTCCACGACGATCTCCTTGCCCTTAGCAAAGTGCTTGCAAATCATCTCTGCCGTGCTCTTCCATGCCACGCAGGTGAGAAACAGCTTCGTTTCTCTGTCCTTAATCTTCTCGCTCCACGCCACACGGAAGTTGCACACTGCTGTTCCGCTGTTGGCGCGGCGCAATTCAGGGTCAGAGCAAAGCCGCCCCTGCAAAATCATTCTGTTTACCATCGTTTTCCTCCTTACAAATAGCTTTTTCCAAATTCACGGCGGAAGTCATCCTCCGTCCATCCCTGTTCCTGCATGGCCTTTAACTGGCCGTATCGGCGCAGGAGGCGCATTTGATTCCCGTTGCGGTGTACTGCCAGCCCTCCGTTTCTATGGCACCGTTCGCCGCAGAGATACACTACAAGTCCGTATTTCTCGCTTTTGTTGCGGTATGCGCCGCCGAAGATGTGCCTAATGGTGCCGCTCCAGCGGGTCACCCGCTCCATTTCTGCCGCACAGGAAGCACCGTCTTTCATCAGTCACCTTTATCACCTCCCAACGGCTGGGCTTCGCCCCAGCGTGATTTTAGCGCATCCAACTCCTGCGGTGTCATAGTCTCGATTCCAGCTTCTCGGCAATCGGCAACGATCTGGTCAATCAGCCGTGACATCTGCTCTGTGTCGTAGGTGCTTGAGCCGTACCAAACCGCCACGTTCACGCATCCCGGAATTTTGCTTGGCCCTTGTTCCGCCATCCAGCCGGTTCCTTTTGCCTCCCATCTGCGGCAGAACTCGTCCGCCGCCTTTGATACCATGCACACAACATCGCTCACACCACCAATGATCCTGATTTCTTCCCGGTACACATCATTCCTCGGAATCCCATAGTGTGCCGACAGTTTATCCAGCAGCACCCACGCATAAGCGTTTGCGTCAAGGCTCCTTCCCTTGCGCTTGATCTGCGCCACATACTGCTTGTCCGGCTTCATCTCGTCACAGATGGTCATTGCAGAGGCGGGGGACTGCACCCGGAGGCACAGCCACGCCCCATCGCTGTCCTGCTGCCACCGTGCGGCGGTCACATCAGCCTGCAACATTGTCCTGCTCCTTCTTTGCAGCCTTCATGCAGTCGGCGCACATCTGCGCTCCGTAGCGGCCCTTGGAGTACTTAACCATGTCCTTTACCGTCCACATTTCGCCGTTGCGCTTCTTGACGGACACAATGTCAGCTCCACATCGCTCGCACACCGGAGCAGCGTTCCGCTCCTTCTCGTCCAGCTCGGCGGAAGAAATTTTGTCCGGGTCCTCGCCGGTGGGAAGCGCAAAGGTCCGCAGCCACATATACTTAAACGCATAAGTCATGGCCTTGCCGCTGCCCTTGTCCTGTGTGTCTGCGCCATCTCCGCAGGATGCGATCTCGATGTATTCCTCCGGGTTTTCCACGTTGACCATGCGGTAGATGACATCCACGTGGGTAATGTTCCCAGTTCTCCCGGCTGTCTGTGCGATGGGGTATACAACCAGTTTGTGCTTCAGCAGTTCCGCCCGCATGATGGAGGTTACTTTCTCCTCGCTCAGTGCCTTGTATTTGGTGCTGCCAAACTCTACATGATCGTCCTTTGCCAAATACTGGACATCCTGCATGATTGCAGCGATTTTCTCGTAGATATTCATCATTCGGTTTTCTCCTCATCAACAACTTGTAGCGGGCAATATGCCCCGACGATTCTCGTGTCTACCAGATACTCGCCTGTTCTCCGACATTGATTTCGCGAATAAGTCTCCAGCAGTGGGCAGAGGTTACAGCACATTTTCCCCTCCGGAAATGGGATTTCCACTGTAGCTTTTATGTACCGGAGGACACCGTTTATCATCCCAAGCCCCCCTTATGCAAAAACTCCGAGAGATACTCACCATCCGTCAGATCGGAAATATAATCAAGCTGCACATCGGAGAACTTCCGTATAGCCAGCTTGAAATTGCCAATCGTTTCCAGTTCGCACTTGTGGCACATAGCGGCTTTCATCGGCTTCCAGCCGTGGCAAACAGGACATTCATCCGCTTCTCCGGGGATAATCTCCTCTCCGCACTCTGGGCAGACATAAATTATGCTGTTTCCGCACTCATCGGACTTTTCCTCGATGTAATCCAGCGAATGGAACGCTGCCCCACAATAATCACACAAATACATCGTCTTTCCCTCCGTTTGTGTTACTTCCCGTCCAGCTTGTCCACCAGCCGCATGAGCCAATAACTCACCGTTGCGGCTCCGATGATGACCAGCGTCAATGTGTACCCGTCCATCAATTCACCTCCGCAGCGAAAAGCGCATCGCACATACCCTTGCAGGGGCAGGCCGGGCAATCGCACTCCAGCGGGTTCTTATCTTCGCACAGCGCATCGTGCCGTGCCAGAAAAGCATCCTCCAGCGCCCTGTATTCTTGGTTGGTCATGTTTACTCCTCCCGCTCTGCGATCCACGCATCCAGCTTCTTTTTAAAAATCTGAAATACCCGGCTGCGGTCGGTGCGGATGCACACGCCGAAGGGGTACACGCCCTGCTCCAGGCCGTCGGCCAGAGTGTCAGAACAAAGGCTCAAGCCTTTATCTCTAAGATACTTCGATGCCTGGTGCAGCGTCATGGTTTCGATCATTTGTCAGCCTCCTTCTTCAACAGCTCGTCCACCGTGCAGCCGTACAGCTCGGCGATCTCCGGCAAGCGGCTGGCTCTCGGTGCCTGCGTGCCGGTCTCCCACATGTAAACCGCCGCATCCGTCACCTTTAGTTTCTCGATTACCTGCTTGACACTCAGACCAGCGGCCAATCGAGCGCTGCGAAAACTCATTCTTTCACCTCCAGTTTGCATTTACTTAGTTTTCGTTGACTGTGGCGGGGGAATTTGTTATACTGCCTTTAGCCCTTGCGGCAAATTTAAGGAGGTGGACTTTTTGACCAACCTTTTGACTTTGCCCGTTCCAGACCGAAGTACCGGCGCAATGCGATAGGGTCAGGCTGCCCCAGAACTGCCAAAGTGAGCGGTGCGTCACAGAAACGGAAGTCCGTTTTTCGTCAGACTGGCATTTCCGAGCCGCAAGAATGACGGCTTGGCCATCCGGCTAAGGATTGCCGGTGAACAGTCTGTGCAGCGCACTCTGGTAACAAATCTGGGAGGAAAACGCCCGCAAACGGACTGCGGGTGTTTTTCTTTTCGCCTTTTCCTCCTCTCCGCAATCAACAAAAACTAAGTTTTTCTTGACAACTTAGCAAACTGTGGTATTATGGAAGTGCCAACAACCCTTAATATTTTCCGCAGTCCGCTAAGTGCAGGGGGGCTTGGTTTTGTATTGCCTCCCGCCGATTCTTATTATAACTAATTAGAAATTATAAGTCAACCACTTTCTATTAGTTTTTATTAGTTTTGGCGAACTGCACAATATCCACGAGGTGCAAATGGACGCTATAGACAAAATCAACTTTTACTTGAGCAAAAAGGGCAAAAATGGAGCCGATTTAAGCCGCGCATTAGGGCTATCAAATAGCATTTATAGCCAATGGAACACGCGGAAAACTAAGCCGTCAAATGCTCGCCTTCCCGCTATTGCCGAATATCTCGGCGTTTCCGTAGAGGACATTATGCCGGACGATGTAGCCGCCCCCGCAGCTTCGGAGGGCGCAAAAAAAGCCCCCGATCCGGAGATCGAGGGCGGGATGAAAGATGAAGATTTGAAAGAAGCTGTCGAGCTTTTGAAAAAAATGGATAAGGAAACCCTGCGGATTTTTATCAAAGCCGCCCGCGGGGCTTTGGAGAATTAATTATGAGTATTTCGTGGGGTGAAATCGGCGTTTCCGCCTTTTCTGTTTTGGCATCCGCCGGAGTGTCTGTCTACATTTCTAAGCGGACAGCAAAAGCAGAAATCGAAAAGCTTCGGGCAATATGGGCGCACGAGAAAGAGGCCGCTTGCGATTCCGATTTTGATGCGATGGTTGCCGCCGTTTCCTTATATGCAAAGTATCCGGCTCCCGCAAACTTTCAGTCCGCTACCAACGCCGTCGGCATTTATCGCGCAAAAGCCACGGGAGAAACAGCGGAAAAGGTTGACGAACTCAGCCGTTTAATCGTGAAGGAATGCCCAAATCGCACAGCAGTATCCGACCAGCTGCAAGCCGTAATTGAGTGCAAGCGTAAAGCGTAGCTTTAAAAGGTAGCCTTGCCCTGCTCTCCCTCTTTCCAAAACATATCAAGTTCACCGGCAAAAAGATTCCTGGCAATTTTGTAAAGCTCATTGATGGCTGTTTCGCGGTCAACGCCGTCCAGCTCAAGGCCGATTTCGCGCTCGTAGCCGTTTTCTTTACTGATAGCCCAAATTTTCATTTTATCGCCTCCATAATTTTATCAAACTGATCGCGGGTCATTTTACTCGCCAAAGAAATCGCCTCAGAAAGTAACGCAATATGCTCTGCATTCTTTATTATATCACATTTATTTTTCGTTTCACAGCTTAAAATTTCCATCTTTATATTTTTCTGCTTCCAATCCACATTATTTCTCCTTTCGGTTTATCTACCTATAGTCAAAATATGGCATTTGTTGCACAGTTTAGGGCAACAATACAAAAAATTTTTTAAGAAGGAGCATAATTAGAAATGGCTAAAAAATCTTCCTTTAAAATACCAGGGCTTTCCTTTAGCTGGAAACGTGCGCTTGGAATTACCAGCGCAAAACGCAAGATTGCAAAAGCAACGGGAATTCCTACAACAAAGGCGGGGCGGCAAAGAAAAGTCGGCAAGCTATTGGGGATTAAGTGAAAGCCATAGAAGATTATTTCATATAGTCCCCACCGCCCCCGCACCGGACGGTGGGGATTTTTTGCCGCCTATCGCCGTCACCGGCTCTTGGCCGCATACCCACAGTATCAGTTTGTTGTTTGGCAAGTCAACCCAAAAAACCGGATAATATACGATTAGCCGATAAAAACAAACGGAGAGGTTTGCCCGAAATAAGGCAGGAGGGGAAGAAATGGAAAAAACTTTGCAGGATATTTGCAGAGAGGCAAAGGAGTACCAGCATCTTACCACGCAAGACTTAGCCGATTTAACAGATCTGTCATCGTCCACGATCAGCAATTACTTTTCTGCGTCTTCAAAGGATCCAAGCCTATACAAGATGGGGCTTATATGCGCCGCCCTCGGTGTGTCTATAGATGAGTATTTTGGTATCGTAAAGAGACCAACCACGGAGGAGCAGCTGGCAGAGGCCCACAGAGCAATGGCCGATGCAGATGCAAAGCATAGCGCAGCCCTACGCATTGCACACTTGGAGGGCGGCATGGAGCAGCTGACCGGATCAGTGGCAAAGCACGAAAAAAAGGAGCGCGTATTGCAAATTTGGGTGTATATCCTGGCGTTTTCGCTGTCAATTGCCGTATCCATAATATTTGGATATTTGGCGTTTGATTCAAGCGTCCCGCACACAGGGCTTATCCGCAACGGGCAGATTACATCAATCGGCTGGATGCTATTTGCTCTGCTTGCGGTGGGCGTCGGTGTAATCATTGCTTCGCTGATTAATGCGCTGCGATATTACAGGCACCATCAAACTGATAAAAATATAGGGCAGGAGGATAAAAATGGGAAAAGCAATGAGGAGGGCCAACGGAACTGGGACAGTGTATAAGCTCGCCGGGCGCCGACGCAGGCCCTGGGTGGCTGCAAAGCAAAAAATCATTATAGGATATTACCCCACCAAAAAAGATGCTATAGCGGCGCTGGAACGTCTTGCAGGCAAGGATTTAACGGAGCGGTACAACATGACCTTTGCTCAGGTGTTTGACGCTTGGAAAGAGGAGCATTACAAAAAAATAGGGCCAAACGGTATAGAAGGCTATGACGGCGCATTTAAAGTTTTTGCGCCGCTGCACGACCGGAAGTTCCGGGACTTAAAAACGGCGGATTTCCAGGGCGTACTGGATGCCCATATGCATAAATCCCATAGCACTGTGTCCAAGTATAAGCAACTCATAACGCAGATGTCCACATGGGCCATGCGCGAGGAGATCATCACAACAAATTTTGCAAAATTCGTCCAGCTCCCCGAAAACACAAAAAAAGAAAAAGAAACATTTACCGATGCTGAAATAAGCAAGCTGGAAGCGGACGGCAGCGACACCGCAAAAATTATCCTCATGCTGATTTACACAGGAATGCGCATAGGGGAATTGTTTTCCCTACCGGCTAAAGATTATCACAAAGATTATGTGGTCGGCGGTGAAAAGACGGAGGCTGGGCGAAACAGAATCATCCCAATCCGCCCCGAAGGGATCCCATACTTTGCCTATTTTGCAAATAAGGCTACTGGTCCACTGCTCATATCCGGCTATGCTGGGGAAAAAATCCCAGCAAACTTCCGCCGCCGGGATTATTACCCGCTTTTGGAAAAATTAAAAATCCAGCGCAAAACGCCGCACTCCACCCGGCACACCTATGCGAGCTGGGCGAGAAAAGCGGGGATTGCTCCGGAAACGCTACAGAGGATCCTCGGCCACGCCAACTACTCCACTACCGCAAATATATACGTCCATACGTCAGCGGAGGAATTGGTGCAGGCCGTTAAAAATGCGAAAATTTGTTAGTAGTTTGTTAGTTACCGACGGGAGCCAAGGCAAGCCCTTGCAAAATTGCTCTGCGAAAAGTTGCAAAATCGCAGCAAATATTGTTATTCTTATTAACTTTTGTGCCTATATATTCAAAACGATTATAATTCACACGCAGGAGGTCACTGGTTCGAGTCCAGCAGTCTCCACCAAAAAAGTCCAGGAATCTCAAGGGTTCCCGGACTTTTTTATTTTCGCCAAGATTAACTTTGTTAGTAACGTGTTAGTAGTAGCGATTTAGGTTAGTTTTTTTAGGACGCTGTTATAAGCTTTCTCATTGACGATTTTTAGTGTGTCCATAAGCTCGTCCATAACTTCCCACGCCCTATCCTGCGCTACATTCCCGACCGCTTTCAAAAATTCACTGCCGGAGGGTTTTATTTTCTTGGCCGGCGCAGGCTCTGCAGAATACAGCATTGGGGGCGCTTTCGCCTGCAGTTGCTCCCCGCCTTGCTCGTTACGGATAATGTAGAGCGCCGCCAGTTTCTCATAGTTTGTCCAGCTCGATTCTTCTGTTTCAAGGCGAGCTATCCAGCGCTTGACCTCATTCTCGTCGACCATAGGGGTGCACCCCCTTTAGTCCTCGATCGTGTCCATGCAGCGCTGGATGGCTCTGCGGATGCTTTCGTCGTCGGCGTTGTCCAGCATCTCCTGCAACTGGCGCTTCATATCGTCCCGGGCACCGTCCCGGGAATAATGGCCGCGGACATAATGGGTGCCCCGGCGGGCATAAGAGCTGCCTTTACCATAGGTTCCGCGCATGTCCGCCTCCCAGTCACCGGCCTGGGAATATCGGCGCTGGGAATAGCCGTCATCCTCCAGCATCTCGATCTTGTCAATGTTTTTGATGGTGTCGGTCAGCTTGTGCACGATGTCGAGGTCACCCGCGCCAAGTTCTCCCTTGCGGGTAATCTCGTCCAGCTCCTTGCAGAGCATATTGCGCAGGTCATACATAGATTTCATACCCATTGTTCATTCTCCTTTCTCAGCAAACTCTTGTAATGATAAGGTTCGCGTTTCTCACGTCAATGTCCTCGCCACTAACGTTGCGGA